GGGTTCGAGTCCCGCTGGAGGCACTTTTGGAAACCGCCAGAAATGGCGGTTTTCCTTTTATTTCCAACGGTTTTCAGACTTTCCTAATTCACTCCAATTCACTCCAAATCACGCCATTTCTCTACAAAACGTGGGCAAAATGTGGGCACGGAATCACCAGACCATCGGCAGTCCGAGGCATTGGCGCGCCCACCGTTCCACGGCACGATTCTCCTCGTCGTCGCCAAGCAGCAACAAGTATCCGGCGGGGTTTCCGTTCTTCGCATGTTCCAGCTGCTTGATTACGCCCCAGTCCTTCAAGGTGGTGATTGAGCGTTTGAATTCTTGGTTTGCAGCGCCTTTCCGCTTTTCGATGTATTCCTGGGCGTTTTCGCTCATGGCCTGCTCTGGCGATATGCCTAGCTTGCCGTAGTCGTAGGCGAATGTTTCGGCTCCGCGCTTGTAGTATCGGCATGGGTAGCCCTTGGCTTTTGCGTCAGGGGTTGGGCAGTTACGTTCCGTGTCCCAGTCATAGGTGACGCTGGCCATGTAGGTGAGCAGCAGCAGTGCCGAGTTGCTTGTGGAGAGAGTGCCGTCAGCCCTCATCTTGGAGAACTTGCCCATTTGACCGAGCTGACGGATTGCGTTGAAGTTACGGTAGCCCATTTTTTCCATGTCTTCCTCCCCACCTGCTGGTAAATTGGCAAGTGGAGAAATGCTCGCGCTTTTCTTCATCCCCTTCGGTGTGACAGCGCCGGAGGGGCTTTTCTTTACCTGTACTTATTTGTACCATTGGTAGTAGACAAATAAGTACCAACTGGCAGTACGTATAAATACCGAAACCAATACTTATATGTACCATCTATATAAGTAATATATAGATTGGTAACATTCTTTTTATAGGGGCAATGTGCCAAAAAAAGAAAAAATCAGCACGTCCAATCCACATCTGCGGTAGCTTGAAGCAAAGATGAGAAGGGGAGACAATGAAGAAACTGATTTACCTCGTGCTATCCGTGCTGTGCGCAATCTCCGGCATGCCGGACGTCAGCTTCTACGACACTTTGGAAATCTCTCAGACACTCCTGCCGCAGCTTGACCGCCATAGGCTGCTCGACCTCATCCGCTATTTCGGCATCGCCAAGACGGAGCGTCATAGGGCCGCCGACGATGCCGCACAGACGGCACAGGTATTCGAGCGCCTGAAGCAAATATAAGCTTTATAAAGACTTATAAGGCAATATAAAAGCCCCACAATAGTGGGGCTTCGTTCGTTTCAGAGGCTGTTCACCGCATTGTAGAATTCCTGCGCGTCCTCGGCCTTCTTGAATTTCAGGGGCAAGGAGCGCAACGCACTGTACCTCCACGTGACGGTACGCTTCTTGATCGTCACGCCCTGCAAATCAGACACCTTGTAAGCTTCGGTCTTCTTATACCGGTGCAGGTACGTCGTGCAGACATCCAATTCCAGCCGATTCGCATACAGGCGGATACCCATAAACAACGGATCGTCAAGCCTTTCGCACTCGTAGATCGCGCCCGGCGCGGGCTGTGGTCTCTTCGCCATGATCATTCTCCTTTGCTTTCCTCTGATTCTATGCTTCAGACGATGCTGACACGCTCGGCCATGACTTGCCGGAAGTCTCCGAGGACTTGTGTCGTTATGTCGAGTTCATCATGTTGGCACGGAATCATCTGTACATTCTTTTCAAGAGCGCCTAGCCGATTTTTGCATCGAGAAACGCATGATCGCCATCGACATAAGCCCGCTCGATCAACTCATGCGTATCGGCGTAAAGCAGATCGTTGGACGGATACTCCTTCGCCATCTGACTTTGGATGTCCTGATCGGAAAGCGACGGGTCAAGAATCTTCGCCATGATGGGGAATACGCTGTCGATCTCATCATGTGGCCCATCGACGTAGACGCGGATCATATCGTTCTCCCCGTATCCGAGCACTGCCCCGTAGACCAGCACGTCCACTGACGATTGGCCCAGTCTCCCGTGGAGAGCGTCCGCGTCGGAGAAAGCGCCGGTGCGATACTCCGTCCGATAATAGGGGCCGGTCGAATCGCTCGGCGTGAATTTCTCGACGTCGGTTATCTGCGTCGAGGAGTTCGCGTTGAACTCGTCCACAAAGCTCTGCGCCGTCTTCTCGTCTTCCTGTTGTTGTGGCTTCGACTGCTGCGTGCTGACGCCCGGCGTCTTGGCCGTCGTGGAATCCGGCTCCTGCTGGCTTCCGCAGCTACAGGCCGTCGCCAGGAGAAGCGTCGCAGCTGTGATGGCAATGATTTTTTTACGCATTGAAAACCTTTTCTTTGGTATCGCTAAAGGTGATTCGTCCGTTAGGTGAGACGTTGAGCGTGGCTTGGTAGTCCGCAAGCACCTGCATGGTCACGTTCAGCTCGTCTGCTATCGACCATAGGTCATCGTCGTACATGTGTTCGAGCAATGCAAGCTCAGCAGGATCGACGAGCGTGAGGGCGGTCTGCGTTCGCGCCCGTCGCTCCTGCTTCGAACGATCGTTCGAACAACCGGTGTCGCCATGCTTCCAGTGCAGCAGCTCATGCGTGAGCACGCATCTTTTCGCGGTATACGTGAGTCGCCGGTCGATGAGGATTACGTCTGTGGAGGCGTCGTAGCAGCCCCATAATCCGTCCGGCAGGATGGCGCTGGACACGGTGACAGGCAGTCCGACAATGGCGCGGCGCATGGCACCGTAGGTCATGCGCCGGTCGATCGGCAGGTCAGGCAGGCTCGTCGTAATCCGGCCCAGCCTCTCCATCGATCGCCTCCTGCTTGCCCTGAGCGTTATAGGCGGCAAGACCATAACCGCCTGCCTGCGCTTTCCTCTCGGCGGCTTCGACGGCATGGCGCTTGGAGTCCATCACGATGTCTCCGATGGATACGCCGGTCACTTCGCTAATGCGCTCAAGGTCACTCAGATTGAGCGGGAGGCTGTAATTTGCCCTCGTGTACCAATAGACCTCGCCGAAGCCACAGGCCTTGGCGAATTCCTTGATGGTCATGCCGCTTTGCTTTTGGAGCCTGACGCATTCGTCCATGACCTGCTTGGCGAAATGCGTGACCTCCTGTGCTTTTCTTCCCATGCTTCAAATTATAGCTAATTGCGTAGTCATATGTGCATAAATCGTGAAGACTACGTAATTACGAATACAAGAAACTTCGTAATTACGTATATTAAAAACCGTCGAAAGGAAAACCGAGATGTTGAGCACGAAGAAGACCAAGACCCCCGACCACTACCCGTGCGGCCACATGCGCGGCCCCGGCTGGCACGACTGGCGCGCATGCCTCACCAAACAGGGAATCGAGGAGGATGAATGGCCGGTCTGACGGAAACGGCCAGCAGAAACCTCAAAGCGGAACTCGCAAGACACGACAAGACACCGAAAGACCTAGCGAAAGCATGGGACCTCGAAATCAGAGCCGTAAACAACAGGCTCAAAGGCCGCACGCCACTCTCGACAGACGAAATCGAAAAAGCGGCATCCATGCTCGACATGGAACCAGAAAACCTCGTCATGCTCCTCATCCAGCCGATTGACAGTATCAAACAATTCAAAGCCTAAGGAAACCGAAATGAGCCAGTTGCTTAACCCGCCGAAACCACCGGAATCGAGGAAAACCATGAAACCACGAATCGAACTCATCGGCACCACCGGCTACGCCATCCGCATCCAGGAAGACAAGAGCGGCCAACTCATCGAGCTTCACGCGGACGGCGAGGAAGTCCTTGCGGACATCCCTGAAAGCGCCCTCGACAACTTCGCCTACAGCCTCAACGACGACTTGGGGAACATGCGATGAGCCAATCATTCGAACTGCGAATCATCGAGGACGGCACGCACAGCAGTGACCACAGCTGCCTCATCGGACTCAGATTCGACATGGCAGACGGATACCAGGAACACATGCTCAACAAAACCGACCTCATGAACCTCCGCCGCGAAATCGGACGAACACTCAAAGAACTCAACCAGAAGAAGGACAAGAAATGAACATCTTCCAACAGCGAGAACAAATCCTCGCAGACCTCATCGAAGCATACAGGGAACACGACGAAGAGAAAACCAACCACCTGCTCAATCAACTCACGGAACTCGACAAGTCAGCCGAACAGAAGCCACTGCCCGAAGAACCGAAGGAGCGGGGCTTCTATGTCACCGCGAATGATGGTCGGCTCCTGCTTAAGGACATCGATGATGACTGGTCGGCACGCACATGTGATGACTCGACTGATCCCATCTGGAATGGCAATAGACAGTATGCAAAGTGGCCGGAAGTCTGCGAAACGCTCCCGCCTGAAGCATTCCCACTCAAGCGAGTGAACACTGGGAGCGACGATGACTGACCATGATTACCGGCTTGAAGACATGCAAGCAATGAAAAAACGGAAGAAGCCGAACTACACGCGCCGCCGCATCCTCTTCGCCATCGTCAGCATCGGCCTCATCTCCAGCCTGACCATCATGCTCACATGGCATGGCGGCAGCACCACCGCCGCGCTCATGGTGGAAGGCGTGTACATCGCCACCGCATTGTGGCTGATCGTCAGATTCGCGCCACGCGACTAAAAGACTTCCCACCAGCCGACAGTCCAACGAAACAAAACCAAATCCGGGATGTTTTCGCGGACATCCACGTTCACCAGTCGGCTGGCGGGGACACATATAACTGAATATCGATTATTATCCACGCGCCGACCACATCCTGCTTCACATACACTGTCGGCGCACTCGGCTGGGCGACGGTTCGCCCGTCCACGGATTCCAATCTCTTCTCTCTCTATCAAAAACGCAGGCACTCCGGTGCTTGCAAACCCTTTCAAAGTCTGCCTGACGGCTTCCATCGCCGTCGGCCACGCCACCGGCCGCCAGCATGTTCAGGTCATGCTCCAACAGTCAAAGGGGCGCTCGGAATCCACGGACGGCATCGGTCCGACTCCGACGCCAGCCACTCAGCCCCATCCACTCGTCAGGGTGGGGCACACAACTTGCAACAAGCAAAGGAAAAACAATGAGCACTGAAATCCAGCGATTCGAGTTCAAGGGCGCGGCACTGCGCACCCTGACCGACGAGAATGGCGAACCATGGTTCGTCGCCAAGGACGTGTGCGACATCCTTGGCCACTCAAACGTGAGCATGGCGCTTGATCGTCTCGATGATGACGAACGGTCTAAGTCCAACTTAGGGCGTCAGGGTGAGACAAACATCGTCAACGAAGCCGGCCTCTACGTGCTCGTGCTTGGCTCCCGCAAGCCGGAAGCTCACGAGTTCAAACGTTGGGTGACGCATGATGTGCTGCCGCAGATCCGCAAGACCGGCGGTTACATTCCCACCACGGACGAGGACGATGACATGACCATCCTGGCGAAGGCCGTGATGATCGGCCAACGCACCATGGAGGAGCAGAAGCGTCGCATCGCCGCGCAGGAATCACACATCAATGAATTGGAGCCGAAAGCCCGGTTCGCGGACGCCGTGGCCGCGTCGGACGGCACCTGCCTGATCGGAGAACTGGCGAAGATGCTACGCCAGAACGGTTTGGACATCGGCCAGAACCGCCTTTTCGAGATTCTCCGACAGGACGGCTACTTGGGCAAGACCGGCTCGAACCGCAACGTGCCGACCCAGAAGGCCATGGACTTGGGACTGTTCCGAATCAAGGAAACCGCCATCACCCATTCGGACGGCCACGTGACCATCAACCGCACCGCGAAGGTCACCGGCAAAGGCCAGACATACTTCATCAGCCGCTACTGCCCAGACGACCATGAGTGACGATCTGCTTACGCCAACCGAACTGGCCGTCATGCTCGGCATGAGTCCACGCACCCTCGCCAACTGGCGGTCGACCGGCAAGGGCCCGCCATATCTGAAAATCGGCGTGGAACCGCCGGAAGGCCATCAGGACAGGCGCAAAGTCCGCTACCAGCGTCAAATCGTGGAACGGTGGGCTTTGGCGCACGAGTACCGGAGGACGGTGGCGAGATGAGAAACGGAATGTTCGTTCCGGCGACACAGTGCAAAAGCCATCCAAACGTCACAAGCGACGGGAAGGCACGCGTCGCAGACGGCAAGCCGACCCTCACGCAGCAGGGAATCGACGTGGACACGTTCATCCGCGAAAACCACACGCTCATCGAAAACCTCAGAAAGGGAACACGTTGAAACACGAATACACGGGCGACGAACTCGCCGAACTGAAAAGCATCTACGACGAGTCAGGCGAAGCCGGTCTCGACGTCACGGAAATGCGGGCGTTACGCAAGGCCGGACTCCTCACGCAGGACCTGCCGGAGAAACCGTCGAAACGAGACCTCATCCTCGCGCACTGCCAAAACCGCATCGACCAAGGACAAACGTTCGACGGCAAGGAAACAGCCGAAGCGCTCGGCATGAGCCAGAAAACAGTCGGCAACATCATCAGTCAACTCCGCAAGGAGGGACTATTGCCGGCCTTCGACAAGCACTCGCCACGCAGCAAAGCACAGAAAACAACCACAAGCGGAAAGAAGAAAGAAACCATGACCACCACATCGAAAATCACAGCAGCCGACGTCACCGAATCGAAGCTCACGGTAAACGACGTCACCACCGGAACCATCAACGTCAAGCCACAAGCCACAGCCGACCCACGCACCATCATCTCCAACGCATTGACCGGCATTTTCGACGCCATCAGCGCATTGCAGCGAACCGCGTTCCAATCCAACGACAAAGTCGTCTACGGATTCGCCACGAAACTGCTCACCGGCGAATTGATGGACATCAAAGCCAACTACAGCAAGGATGTGGCGAAGTGAAGCTCCATTTCGATAGCGAGAGCGGCGTTTTCACCATCGAGCCAGAGTCCGAGGCGGAGATCACCAAGCTCAGGACGTCCGCGTTGGGCATCGCCAATCTGCTGGTCGATTATTTCGACGCCGACATCATCAAAGCAGACATAAACAAGCCAAGCAATCAGCAGGGAGCCTGAAATGAAGCGTATTCCACTCAAGGATACGGAACGCTATCAGATCGAGCGTTTCAAGCAGTGCAAGCAGGCCGAACGTCATCTTGCCTGGCTGAAGAGCCGTAAGGCCGGTGTGGGCGGTTCCGACATGAGCACGATTCTCGGCCTTAACGCGTTCAAAACGCCTTACGAATTGTGGTTGGAGAAGACCGGACGCGTGGAACCGGAGGACATTTCCGACAAGTGGGCGATCGTCAAGGGCAATGCCCTGGAAAACGAGCTTCGTAAGCGTTTCCGCGCGCAGCATCCGGAAATGATCGTCACAGACGGCACCGACAAGCAGTTCATCAGCCGCGAGAAGACATACCTGCGCGCTTCCCTTGACGGCATCCTGCAAAAGGAAGACGGAAGCTTCGGAATCCTCGAAATCAAGACGGCGGGTAATCGCCGAGCGGGGGACTGGCATGACGAGGACGGCAACCTCCGTATTCCGCCTTACTATCTCGCTCAGGTCGAATTCTACGCGCTCGTCACTGGATGGACGTGGGGCTACGTGTACGCGGCCATCGGAGACGATGAGCCGGTAGAGATCCCGTTCCAGGCGGACGTGGAGGATATGTCCGCGATCGACAAGGCCGCCGCCGACTTCTGGCATTTCGTCACCACGGGTACTCCACCACAGCTTACCGGCGGGGATGTGCAGAAGGCGTTCCCCGAACCCACGCCGGACATCGTGGACGAAAGCGACGATGACGACCTGTACGACCTGCTCGCAAGATACGAGAGCGCCACCGGAATGCTGAATGACATGAAGGCCGCTCAGAAGGAATTGCAGGAGCAGATCATTCTGCGCATCGGCTCGCACACCGGCATCAAGTGCGGGAATTTGCAAGCCACCTACAAGCCGATGACCCGCAAGGAATACACCGTCAAAGCCACCACCTACCGCAAATTCGCACTCAAAACCATCGAAGACAAGGAGCAATAAAAATGGGAGCAATCGCACAGCAGGCACAAGGCCAGCAGTTGCAGCCACTCAATCCGAAGGGCAAGCTCAAGCAGCTCGTGGAGCATTCATGGCCGCAGATCGCGCGTGTCATCGGCGGCAACCTCGACAGCGAGGCGCTGTTGCAGATGTGCATCAGCAGCATCAACCGCACACCCGCCTTGGCCGACTGCACGCCGGTCAGCGTCCTTTCCTGCTTCATGCAGTGCGCGGCACTTGGCTTGCGCCCATCCGACGTGGATGGATTGGGACAGGCGTACATCCTGCCCTATGGCAACAAGAACTATGCCACGGGGGAGAAGCAGGCCACCTTCGTCATCGGCTACAAGGGCATGCTGAAACTGTTGGAGAACAGCGGCATCTACGCGCAGCCGAGAGCCGTCTACGAGGATGACAACATCAAGCTCAAGCTTGACGAAAATGGCGTGCCGACCATCGAATGCCCGGACGAGGTGAACGTGGACGCCGACCACAGCGAGGACAAGCTGAAATTCGTGTACCTCTCTGTCCAGCTGCCGAATGGCGGACGCTACGCCGACTACATGTCGAAACGCGACCTGCTCGAATACCGCGAGAAGTACGCGCCACGCAATCGCAGCCGTCAGATCACCGGACCGTGGGTGAAGAATTTCGTGGAGATGGCGAAGAAGACCATCATCCGTCGCAGTTTCAAATATCTGCCGGTCAACATCGAGGCGAAGAAGGCCGCGAGCGTGAACGAGACCACACCGGATTACAGCGACGTGTTCCAGCCGGTAATCACCGATTCGACTGATGACGTGACTGCCGAGGTCATGGACACCGAAGCCGACTCCGAGCAGCAGGCCGATGCGAAGGACGGTGAGTGATGGCGGGGGAGACCGTTATCACGATCGTCGGCAATCTGACCGCCGACCCTGAGATTCGCACTTTGAGCAATGGCGGCACGGTGGCGAACTTCACCATCGCGTCCACGCCACGCGTATACAACAGCCAGGCCAACCAGTGGGAGGACGGTCAGGCGCTGTTCCTCCGCTGCTCGGCCTGGCGTGACCTCGCCTCGCATTGCGCCCAGACGCTCCGCAAGGGCATGCGCGTCATCGCGCAGGGCCGGTTGCAGCAGCGTTCCTATCAGGCGCAGGACGGTTCCAACCGCACGGTCATCGAATTGCAGGTGGACGAGATCGGCCCGTCGCTCAAGTATGCGACGGCTCAGGTGCAGAAGATGCAGTCAGGCTCATACCAGGGCGGCAACGCCAATGGCGGCTATCAGCAGCCGCAGCAGGCGCAGCAGCAGTCGCAGGCTCCGGCCGATGATCCGTGGGGCGCTCCGGCTGGAGAGCCTGACTTCTGATGATGCGTGAGTGGATTGAGCCGCCGGACGTGCTGCCGGTATGTCCAAAACATGGGTGCGCGCTGTATCCGGCGCGCACCATACCATGCCCCGAATGTGAGGCCGAAAGCGAAGACCATTACGCGGACATTGGCGATGCCGACATTTGGATTTTGGAGGACGAATGACGCAGGAAACCACCATCGACGTGCAGAAGGCCTACTGGTGGACCCAGAACAAGCGTGGAGACTGGCGGGCGAAATACCGGCGCACCAGCGTCGTGAAAAGATGCGCCTACCTCACCTACCGCAGTCTCATCAACAGCGGCAAACTCAAGCCGCCCACCAAATGGCCGGTGCACGTGACCGCCATCATCCACCCCTTGACACACGGCAGATTCGACCCCGAGAACGCGGCGCCGATGGTCAAGGCAATCTTGGACGCCATCACACAAGCCGATTTCTGGCCGGACGATAACGCCAGATACGTGGTCGGCCCGGACTACCGGTTAGGCGAGCCAAGCGCAGAAAAAGGCGTCTACCACATCACCATCCGAATCGAAGAGGAAGAACACTAATCATGGCGACGAACGTGACTGAGAAAGACAAGACACTGCAAGAGGTCATCGACTTTCTGCAAAAAGAGTGGAATGCAGCTAATAACGCTTCTGATAATCCAGACGAAGAAGTGCTGAAGTACGACTTTTACGACGGAATGACGACGGCTTACGAGCATGTAATCAATTACTGCCAGTCCCTGCTCGGCTATTCCGGCTCCATGCCTTCCGAGGTGCCTAACCAAAGCGAGGACGCGAAATGAATAAACGGTACAAGGTTTGCCCACTTTTTTGGAGTGATTACGGCGATGAGCGCACCTTGATGAATATGGGTGTGTTTGAAGAGTTGCTGAACGAGGGTTGGCAGATTCTGCGGGTGGATACCATGCCGCCAACGGAATTGCGTGATAACGCCGTCACCGCGACGAACGTCTACATCCTTGAGAGGGAGGCTAATGATGATTAGCCAATACGACAAGGACATGTGTTGCCTGTATATCGCTGAGGGGATGAACTACATCTGGCAACAACGAAGGAACCAAGAGCTTCCCCGAATACTTGAATCATTGGCCGACAGGAAGCTCATGAAGCGTGTCCATGGCGGGTATGCGATCACACTCAAGGGCCTGTTGGCAGTCAAGGTGTGGAGACTTCACCTGTTCCTGTTCCATCACGATGAATACAAGTACTTCAGGAGGAAGAAATGAGCAGGGCTGAAACCACCGCCATGCTGTCCAAGCTGGTCGAGAAGAGGTTGAAGAATCGCGTGAGCTATTGGGCTAGCGAGGTTAACTTCGACCTTGGAACACCACGGAACAGGCGCATCGACTACATCGGATTCAAGCCTTTCACGCCCGGCTACGTGCTCGAACCAAGCAGTGTGGAACTCGGCACTTTCTCCTGCTATGAAATCAAGTCATGCATGGCTGATTTCAAATCGGGTCACGGGCTGACGTTCTACGGTGACGAAAACTATCTAGTCACCACGCCTGAGCTTGCGGATGAACTGCGTGTGAGCCATCAGATTCCGCGAGACATCGACCAAGTGTTGGTGCCCACGGCCAAAGGGGACAAGCTCAGATGCCTGTACGACGTGTCCTATGGAGACAAGCGGAATAGCTACAGGCGGCGTCCGGCGAGTGAGATGCTGTACGCCATGATCGAAGCGAACGGAAAGAGGACGAATTGAGCATCCTGCTGGACGAGGCCGACGCTTACGAGCGTGGCATGGATGATGATTTGACTTTTCAGACGGTTCGAGAGCTTGCCGGTACAGCGTACATGGCTGGACGTACCGCGCCGCCAACTGCCGCCGAGATTGAGGCCGTGGCGAAAAGACTGCTGTGGCGAAGCTGCAAGAAGTGTGATGGCATCGAAAGCGACTGTGTGGCGAAGGACGAAGATGACGCATGGAATTATGCCGGTGAGATTCCCGGCTTCCATGAGGAATATATCAGACAGGCCAAGGAAATGCTCGAAATCGCACGGAAGGCGGTAAACGAATGAGCAAGGCAATCCGATATGTCGAGTGCGCCCACTGCGGTGAGACGGTGGGCAGCTATTACGTCACCTGCCCTTACTGCGGGTATCGGCTGGTGGACGCGAAGCAAGCCGTAATGATGGGTTTGTCATGGTGACGCTTGACCCGCCACCGGACTTGGTGGAGATTGCCGAAGCCCTGGATGCGATGGCGAAACCACATTGGGGGAGCGGCATCGTCTTCAGCTACGACGGGCTGCCGGTCACCACGCCACGGCAGGAGGCAATCTGGATGGAATTCAACGGCATCACAAGAGGGGAGGATTGATGGCAAGGCGCGGTTACGTGCAATTGGCCAATGGCTTCTATCTCAACCGGAAGGTACGCCGGTTGCGTCGCACCATGCCCTCTGCCGTCAGTGCGTTCGTCGTCATGCTTTCCTACTGCGGTGACAACCTCACGGACGGCTTCGTGGACTCGGACACGGCGGAATTCGTGCTCGACATCACCACGCAGGAGCTTGACGCTTTGCAGCAGGTCGGATTGATCGAGGCCGTGGATGGCGGCTATGTCATCCACGATTATCTCGAACATAATCGGAGCCGTCAGCAGGTGATGGCCAAGCGCAAGCGTGAGCATGACCGGTATTCTGCTGGCAGTCTGCCGGCAGAAATTGCGCAGACTGCCGGCAGAATCGAAACAGAATCGGGACAAACACCAGAACACCAGAACACCAGAACCCAAAAGAAAGAGAAAGAAGAATATTCTTCTTCTTTCTCCAAAGAAATCGGGCTGAACGACTTCGAGCTGGTCAGTGAGAAAGCCCACGCCAATGCCGCCATAATCCGCGATTACCCGAATCTCGACCTGTCAGACGCGTGGAACGCATTCTTAAGCCGACATTATGGCGAAAACCGCACGATAGCCGACTGGACGCGCCTGTGGAAGGGCTGGTGCCAACGCAGAGCCAAAATGAGCGGCATACCACCCTCGAAACGCCACGTGCACACGTGGAAATGCTCTCACGTGCTCGAAGCGCTCGGACGCGACAAGGAAACCGCCACACCAGACCAACAAGCCTGCCAACTCGCAGAACGACTCAACAAGGAGCAGAACACACAATGATAGAACCCAAACTCATCTACCATCTCACAGACGCCGAATACCACCGACGCATGGCCAAGGCATGGCGAGAAGGCTACGCGGCCGGATGGAAAGACCAGGAATGCGATTTTCCGCAGTATACAAGCGAAAACCCATACAAGGAGACCGTCAAAATCGAAAAGGAAGGTGAATGATGGACGGATTGGACAAGCTGATTATCTCACTGGTGATATTAGGCGTCGTGGCGTTCGCCATGCTTGGCTTAAGCATCTATGAGGGCTGGTATCTAGGCACGCATCCCGATTACGGCATGACGACGGTCAAGACCGGCGACGTGACATGGGTCTGTCTGACCGACCGTGGCACGACCATCGGCTGCGACACGGTGGAGGAGTACCGGTGAACGGCGTGGACACGTTGGACACAAGCATCTGGGCCGGCTACCTCATCCGGCCGAAGGGTGATATGAGACGGTATACATTACGAATGTACGAAACGCTCCAAGAGGCATCGGATGTGGCACAGGAGCGCGCCGACTCCCACCACAGGCCATACGAGGTGCTCGCAACCTGCGATACCTCGCAGCGAATCATTAAGACCATCGAACCAAGGAAAAGCAAATGAAGAAAATACTCGAAAACATGATCATCAAGTGGCATCAGGCCGGATACAGCCTCGACGAGATCGCGCCACTCGTGCCGCAAGTGCCAAAAGCCGAAATCGAAGCCATAATCCAGCAGCACGACAAGGAGCCCCGACTTTGACCAACTGCAAACACTGCCAGAAGCCAATGAAGCCGATCGCCGCGAATCTGCTCTGCGCCAGCTGCCGCGAAACCTACTGGCAGCTGATCCGCCAACTCGGCCACGTCCAACTGCCCGCCCTGCGCAGCATCATGCTCCGTCAGGCCCGCATCGGCACCACAACACACACGCCAAGCCGAGGCAACGCGCCACTGCCAATCGACACCCACGCTCAAGACCTCATCGCAGATTCTGAAGCCTGGCTGGCCGAACAGGCAGGGAAAATCAGAACGGCATACGCTGGATTCGACTGGCGGAAAGCATGGTACGCCATCATCAGCAACCGGCACACCATATTGGCGATGAGCACCGCCGCCGATGACTACGCCGCCCTGGAACACATCGTCCGACGCAACGAACAAGCGTTGACCCCGGAAGAAGCCATGGTCATCATCGGCACCTGCCCAAAATGCGACTACCAAGCCACCAGCACGCCACAAGCCGAAACATGGACATGCCCAGACTGCAAATGGCAAGGCGGAGTCCAAGCCATCAAAGCCGAACGCGACAACAAACTCTGGCAACTCGAATACACCGGAAAACCAGTCGAAGTCGCACGCTACCTCGCCAAAATGGACATCCACTGCACCAGCGACCAGATCCGCCAATGGCTCACCAGAGGCAAACTGCACGCCACGCCGACAAAACACAAAGGAGAGTACGTGTTCAACCTCGGAGAAATAACCGCCATGCTTGACTGTCACAATTAAAATGCTATACTGTCGTATGTTTGTAAAATGAAATGGTCCAGCCAGAAAATGGTTTGGACCATTTTTCATATCCAGCTTCGGTAGCTCAACGGCAGAGCGTAAAGGACGGCACAGATACCAGGGACGGATACCAAACCGGCCATGGCTCCATGATTCTTTGAATGCCCGTCATAAGAAACAGTGTCCTCCTCAAAGTCGTGGGTTCGACTCCCACCCGAAGCACCACACAAGGCGGTGACCACATGCCAAGAATCCGCAAGACCACACGCCAATTCGAAAAAGACAAAGCCGCATTCTTCACAAAGTGCAAGGCAAGCCATGCGGTCTGCTGGCTCTGCGGAATGCCGATAGACTACGAGGCGCCGAAGAACACCACTGATGATTCATTCAATCTCGATCACCTCTATCCCGTCTCGAAGCACCCCGAACTGCAGTTCGACCCGGCAGGCTTCCGACCAAGCCACACCAGCTGCAACCGACTCAGAAGCAACCAAGACCCACCAACGCCCATCGGCACACTAAGCCGACAATGGATCAACACAAACGACTAAAACATCAACCACCAAAGGGATAGGGGCGGTGAAATCCTGAAAACCAACGAAGACCGACCGACTGCCCGCGTGGTTGGTCTTCCTCTCCCCGACAAGTGAAATTGTTGGCGGGTCGCGCGCGACGGCAGATTAGGGGGTGTTTTCGATGAGTGCGAAGTTTCCGAGTCGGAATGTGGCGGAGGCGTTGGAGCGTTCGTTGAAGAACGCTGACCTCAAGGCTGTGAATTCTGCTGTTGTCGCTGCGGCTCGCGTGTTGGCTGAGCGTATCGATTATCTGACGTTTTCCGGTTTTGTCGATGAGAACGGCAAGCTCGACAACGTGTCGCTGCCGACGTTCCTGAAGTATTGCCAGAGCTTGGGTTTGACGGTTGATGCTCCGGCTAAGGTTGGTCGTCCTGCGAAGCCGAAGGTTGAATCTAAGCCGGAGGCGCGTAAGAGCGACAAGGTTGTGCAGATGGAAGATTTCATGAAGCGTTTCGGCTAGGAGGCGTTCGATGGTGTCGGAAGATTTGAGTGTTTTCGGCGCCATCGATGACGACCTGCATGGTGTTACGTTGCCGCGTATCTTTACGCCGCCGCTTCGTCCGTTGACGAGGGAGACGAGTAATGGTTTCGCGGTGATCGCGTTCGCGGAAATCATGCTGCACGTGCATTTGTATCCGTGGCAGCAGTGGCTGCTCGTCCATGCTTTGGAATTGCTTGAAGATGGCAGCTATCGCTTTCGCAAGGTGATTGTGCTTGTGGCCCGTCAGAATGGCAAGACCACGCTTATGGGCGTTTTGGCAGCATGGTGGCTGTTCGTCGATTCCAACAAGCATCCCGACCGTGTGCCGCCCGTGAAGTTCCTGGTGGTCGGCGCAGCGCAGACATTGGACAACGCCAAGGGCCCGTACAATCAGGTCAAGGAGTGGTGCAATCCTCAGCCTTCTACCGATGAGGAAGAAGATCTGGTCATTCCGGATCTCGCCGCGATGACCCAGAAATTCGTCAACACTAACGGCGAGGAGGCGATCATCACCCGCTCGAAAGCCCGGTATATCGTCCGCGCGGATAAGAATATCCGCGCGAAGAGCGCTGCACGTGTGGTGTTCGATGAGCTTCGTGAACAGCATACTGACGATGGCTGGAATGCCGTCAGCCAGACCACGAAGGCGGTCTGGTCGAGCCAATTATGGGGCATCAGCAATGCGGGCGATTATCGCAGCGTCGCGCTTCGCAAGCAGGTGGACAAGGGCCGCAAGCTTGTTGACGAGTGGACTCGTCTGAGCGCCGACGGGGGCAATCCGGCCGACGTGTTCATGTCCGGCGAGCAGGACGGCTCTTTCGGATATTTCGAATGGTCTGCGCCTGACAAGTGTCCGGTGGATGATGCCGACGCTATTCGTCAGGCGAATCCGTCGCTCGGCTACGGTCCGATGACTGTCATGTCGGTTCGTTCCGATATTGACGGCATGACCGAGGCCGCGTTCCGTACGGAAGTCCTGTGCCAGTGGGTCACGGCTGACATCATTCCTTTTATCAACCCGAAAATGTGGGCCAGCGGCATCGACTCGCGTTCCACGATTCCTGACTGTAATCGCGTCGTGCTGTCCGTGGACACGAGCGCGGACCGTAAGACCACGTATGTGGCCGCTGCCGGAATGCGTGCGGACGGTTTGCCGCATGTGGAGTTGATAGCTCGTCGTGACGGCATGCTGTGGGTGCCGCATTATCTCGACCTGCTGCAGGAGCGTTGGCCGCATATCACGGAGATCGCCGTGCAGGGCAAGGGCTGTCCTGCCGTGGATTTCATCGACCCTTTGATCGAAAAAGGGTGGACGGTGCATCTCATCGAAGGCTTCCGGTTGGGCGCGTGCTGTGGTCGTTTCCATGATCGTGTGCGTGAGGGCAAGCTACGGCATCTCCCGCAGCCCGCCATCGAACAGCAGGTGAGCGTGGCAGTATCCCGGCGGCTCGGCGAAGTCGAGGTGTGGGACAGGACGAAATCAGCACTGCAGATCAGCGGCCTAGTGGCCGAATCGCAGGCGCTTTACGCGTTGGAGACCATGCAAGTCGAAAACGAAAAACCGAAATATGCGCCGAGCGTGACCCATTTCGCAGTCGTATGACCCAGTGAGGAGGTTTCATGGGGTTCTTTTCCAGATGGCTCAAGAAAAGCCCGGTATCTGTGGCCCAGAAGTTCTCCGAATCGCCAGTGAACATTTCGCAGGTCGCGCAGCTGCCGATCGATTGGTTCGGCGCTGGCGTTTATGATCGTGAGGCTGCGGTGCGTACCGTCATTGACCATATCGCGCGGAATATCGCCAGCATGCCGTTCAAGGTTTACACTCGCCAGCCTGACGGTGACCGTGTGGAGGATACCACAAGCCCGTTGGCGCAATTGATGGCCAAGCCGAGTGTGCTTCCTGGCATGACACGTTACCGATTCTTCTACTCGCTGCTCTGCGATGGCCTGCTCAATGATCGGTGGCTCTGTCTGTTGGATGCCGACAAGCAGTCCGGCAGATTGTGGCTGCGGCGTATTCCGGTGCAGAATTTCACGCTTTCCGGCAATACTCTTGATGAGATCACCGGCGTGCAGATCAGTACCGGACAGCCGGAAGGCAGCCAGTATTTCAAACTGCCAGACCCGCAGATTCTGCTTGATGTGGGGTACAGCACGTCCGGCATCGGCGGTTCTCCGGTGTCCGGCACTCTCGCACCGCTTTTGGCGGAGGCGCGTGAGATGGCCGAATATCGGCGTGCGATAGCGAAGAACGGCGGTCAGATTCCGGCGTACATCTCGCGTCCGAAGGAGATGCCGTGGCCGTCGCAGGAGGCGCAGGACGAATTCGTGCAGGGCATGCGCAATTACAAGGCTGGAGGCAATCTTGCCGGTGGCTGGCCCCTGCTCAACGACGGCATGGAAATCAAGACCGTGGACGCGTTCAAGCCGATTGACATGCAGGACATTGATGCGAGGGACAGGATTCGCATAGACGTGGCCAACGCTTTCCATATCGCGCCGGAGAATCTTGGCTTTCGCAGTGGCACGAATTCCAACATCGCTTCCTTCAAGGAGCAGATGTGGAATGTGGAATTGATGCCGTACATCGTGGCTTTCGAACAGTCGCTCAATTTGCTGCTGCCTGACGCGCTCGGACAGCCGGACGCCTACATCGAAGCGAATGTGGATGCGAAGCTGCGCGGCACGTTCTCCGAGCAGTATCAGGCGCTCAGCACTGCCACGGGGCGCAGTTTCATGACCACGAACGAGGCGCGGCGCATCCTGAACTATCCGAAGCTCGATGGCGGTGACGATCTGGTGACGCCATTGAACGTCGCGACAGGCGGCCAGCCCAGCCCGCAGGATGGCGGCAGGACGCAGAACGCGCAACAGAACAATCCAGTGAACGGAGAAGGACAGTGAATCTCAAACAGCTCAGATTCAACGTGAAATCCTTGGACGATTCGGCTGGCGAAGGCGTTTTCAGCGGCTATGCCAGCACTTTCGGCAACAAGGATCTGCAGGGCGACGTGATCGCCAATGGCGCTTTCGCGGAGACCTTGGAGAAGGATTACAACGGCGGCGCCGGTATCCCGATCCATTGGAACCATCAGGACGGCAAGCCGACCGACATCATCGGACGCACCTTGAGCGCCGTCGAGGACGAGAAGGGTCTGCTCATCTCGGCCCAGCTTGACATCGAGGATAATCCGACCGCCCAGCAGGCTTACGACCTGCTCAAGGATGGCAGGGTTCATCAGATGAGCATCGGCTTCGTTCCGACGAAGACCGCGTGGATCACGGAGAAGGGCGATGGCCCGTGGGGTGGCCATTCCGAATTCCAGCAGATCAAGCTTTTCGAGATCAGCGTGGTGCCGGTGGCCGCGAACCAGCAGGCCGAGATCCTGGCCGTGAAGTCGGGTCGTGCCATCAGCTCCGCCAACGAGGAGAAGCTGCGTGCCGCGCTGGCCTCGCTGAACGAGGCGCTTGACGGCATCGATTCCGATAATTCCGCTTCCGACGAGGATAAGGCGGATGATTCCAAGACCGGCGAGAGGCCGGACGATAAGAAGCTTGACCCCGATGAGGGCAAGGACGCTGAGGCCGAGAAGGCCGAGCGCCTGAATGTAATCAAATCCGCCCGTGAATTGGTCACTGGCGGCAAGGACAACAAGGAGACCAAATGAGTTTCAATGATCGTCTCGCCAAGACCAAGGCCGCCATCGAAGCGGTGCTGGCCAAGGGCGAGGATAATCTCGACGCTTCCGACATCGAGAAGCTGAAGGGTCTGAACGCCGAGGCGCATGAACTGCAGGATTCCATCGAGACGCTGGACACCGTGCACAAGCGCTTCGAGGGTCTGACCGATAATCTGACGGACACTCAGAAGAGCGGTGTCGCCCATCAGTCTCTTGGCGATTTCGTCGTGAAGAGCATCGGCGAGCAGCTGGTGAAGATGAAGGGCGTGTCCGGCGCTTCCATCGCCACGCCTGAATGGCTGCCGAACCGCAAGGCCAACACCGACACTCAGGTGACCGGTGGTCCGTCCGGCGCGTATGGCTCTCTGCTGACATATGTTGACCCGAATTTCGTGGAAGGCTACCGCCGTCCGACCATCACCAACCTCTTCGGTGTCGGCGCTATTAGTGGACAGGCCATCACCTACTTCGTGGAAGGTGCTCAGGAAGGCGATTTTAAGACCGTCGGCGAAGGCGAGGAATTCGGTCAGATTCATTATGCCAATGCGACCGAGCACACCGACGCATTGTCCACCATCGCTGGCTTCATCAAGGAGTCCGGTGACATGATCACCGACCTCGCCTTCTTGAAGTCCGACATCGATGGCCGTCTGCTTTACAGTCTGAGCATCAAGGAGGAGCAGCAGCTGCTCAACGGCGACGGCACCGGCAAGAACATCAAGGGCCTGCTGCATCGCGACGGCATCCAGACATACACGGCTACCGACGCTGGTAATGATGTCGCTATTCTGCACGCGCAGACCATGATTTCCACCGAGACCGGCATGATGCCTGACGCTCTGGTCATCAATCCGGCAGACTATGAGGCTCTTCGTGAAAAGAAGGACAACAATGGTGCGTACCTTGGCGGTGGTCCTTTCTATGGCATCAATGGCGGTGCGGTGAACATCACACCGTCTCTGTGGGGTATGAACACTGTCGTATCCCCGGCAGTCGCCAAGGGCACCGCCGTTGTGGGTGCTTTCAAGCGTGCCGCGACTTTCTATCGCAAGGGCGGTGTCGCTGTGGAGGCCACCAACTCCAATGACACCGACTTCATTGCCGATCTGGTGACTATTCGTGCTAAGGAGCGCGTGGCGTTGGCCGTGCGCATTCCGAAGGCTTTCGTCACCCTGACCTTGAAGTAAGGAGGAATGATGGCTCGACAGTTTCGAGTGATTCCGGTCGCTTCCGCGAAGCTTGACCCGAACGCCGCCGTGGCGGATGTGATCTTCGTGGATGCGAAGGGCAAGCCGACCGACATTGGTGGTTCTGCCGCCGCGCCGTATGTGCTTCCCGCTGCCGCCGAGAACGCTCTCGGCGGTGTGAAGCTGGCTAATGTCGCTTCGGCTGGTAATGCCAATGCCGCTGTGGGTGTAGCCGCTGGCGATGTGCCGACCAAGGCCGAGCATGACGCGCTCGTGGCCGCGTACAACGATTTGGCGAAGCGTGTCAATGCTCTTGTGGCTGGTCTTGTGGCTGCTGGCGTGGTGAAGACGAGCTGAGACGGGAGGTCGGCATGAGTGAAGTGAATGTGATTCCTGACATGATTGCCGACCCTTCGGCTTTCGAGGACGACGCGGCTTTCAGGCTTAAGGCTGCTCAGGCGGCGATTAGGCGTGAGTGTGGTTGGCATGTCATGCCGAACACGGAATTGTCCGGCGTGCTCAACTCGCGTGGCGGCATGGTGATTCGGCTGCCCGCCCGTCATGTGACGAGCATCGAATCATTGACCGACCGTGATGGCAACAAGCTGGCTTATGCCTATGATCCTGATACTGGTCTTGTGGAGTCCTTGTCTGGCGGCTTTCCCGCTGGCATTGCGGCCATCCGCTACGAGATTCACGCGGGCTATGATGACGCGCCGGACGTGCAGTCGGTGCTTATCAGCGCCGCGAAACGTGCCGGCATGAGTCCGCTTGGGCTTATCACCTCGCAGTCAACGAATGGCAGCAGCGCGAGTTTCGACGTCGTGTCGCTCATGCAGGAGGAACGGGACAAGCTCAAACCCTACAAGCTTGGAGGGTTGCCGTGAGCCTGATCGACGACCTGAACTCCGCTGTCGGCGTTTCCGCCATGGCTGGGGCCACGCGCTTTATTCGACTGCGCGCCAAACGCAAGGCCAATCCGTACAATTCGGCGCAGAACGAGCCAGACTGGAGCGTGCCTCCGGACGAGCTAGCCATCACGGGCGCCCTCGCCTCCAGCTCCAGCATGCGCACGCCGGACACGCTCGACACACGAACCGCATCCACAGCGTACCTCACCATCCCGGATTCGACAGCCGACGTGAAAATCGGCGACCGGATCCGCGCAGACCCCGACGACGGACGCTTGTGGGAAGTCGACGGATTCCCCTCGAAGGACGCGAACGCGTTCACCGGCTGGCGTCCGACCTTGGAATGCCGTCTGACGGAAAGAAAGGGCTGACAATGGCGAAAAGCAGGATATCGGTCAACTTCAACCAGAAATTCTTCGACGAGATTCTCAACAGCGCCGGAGTCAAGTCGCTCACCACGCTGGCTGCGGACAGGGCACTCGCCTACGCGAAGGCGTCAGCTCCGGTAGATACCGGCGCATACCGCGACGGCCTTGGAATCGAGGAGGTTAAAAGGGAGCACCGAACGACCGTCATGGTCGTCGGCCACGACTCTAAGACCCTGCTCGTGGAGTCGCGGACCGGCAATCTGGCCAAGGCGTTGAGGAAGGCGAGGGTCTGATGGCAAGCGTCATTCCACCAGACCTTGAGCTGTTCCTTACCGGATGGCTGCGCTCCAACATCACGGACGTCGCGGGCCTGCAGGTCGGAAACCGCATTCCGGATGGTTACGACGGTTCCTATCCGCTCGTGGTCGTGCGTGATGACGGCGGCACGCAATCCGCCGACCGTGTGACGTTCGACAGGTCGATAGGCGTCAACGTGCTCGGATGGACGCGCAACGATACGAAACCATGCCGTGATCTGGCGGCCCGCGTGTACGGGCTGCTGACCGGCGAGCCCGGCATCCTCATCGGATTCGCCGAAGGCAGCCGCATCTGCGCCGTCGTGTCTGACGGATGCAACGGCCCGTACCCGGTCGGCGAGGACGCGGCATGGTGCCGCTACTACATGACCGTCGAATATTCGACGGCCGGAATCAGACAACCATAGAAAGGAAACGCCATGGCCAAAGACAGTCAGGGCATGGATCTGGGACAGGTGGAGGCGCTCGTCACCGCCGCCATCATGATCGTCCCGTACTCCACCGAAAACAAAATCACGCCGGAGATGATCGCATCAAGCAATGCAACGCCGGAACTTCCGGCCGCCTACAATCGGTCGACCGCATGCATCGGACTCGTCAAGTCCGACGGCGGCAATCAGGATTCGCGCGACGGCGACGACCCGCTGGAGTTTTTGCAGGACGGTTACAAGAAGCTGCCGTTGGCGACCAGCCTCACGCAGACGTTCAGTCCGGCCGAAAACAACGCGCTGACCCGCAAGATCACCATCGGCGAGCCGGACGCGCAGGGCGTCTACCACGTGGCCGACATCATCCAGGACGCGAAATGGATGGTGTACGAAGAGGAGACGTTCGACACCGGGCGCGTCCACCGTCGTGCCGGCGTCATGCAGGTCACCGGCAACGAGCCGGACCAGCAGGAGCGTGGCTCGGTCACCGGCCGCGCATTGACCGTCGAATGGATGAAGGATCCGCTGTATGTGGATGCGGAGCATCCGAACACCCGCTGGATCGAAAGCTGGTACGACCCAAAAGCGTGACGGCGGTGGCCGTGACCTCGGCTGACGGCAACACGAAGCCGTCGGTCGTCCAAGGCGCGAAGCTCGCGCTCAAGGCCGTCGCCACACATGTGGACAAGACCACCGTGGACGTGACCGGACAGGCCACATTCAAGTCCAAGGATGCAGGCGTGGCGACCGTCGAGGGAGGCACGCTAACCGCCGTCAAGGCCGGAAGCGCGAGGCTCAACGCCACATATGACGGCGTGACCTCACCAGATCTGACGGTCACCGTCACCACACGCGCCGCCTGACCGGCGGACGAAAATCTTCCCGGACCGCCCATCTCGCCTGTCTGCGCGGTCCGTGACTTCTTTTTTCACGGCAGGCAGGCGAAAAGCAGATAGGACAAGACAATGACTTCAACTTCCACCGACTTCAAGCCGACCGTCGAGGATTTCGACCAGTGGACGGAGAAAAACGATGAGGAGGCGTTCGCCTCCATTGCGCAGAACTACAAGGTGCGCCACATCATCAAGGGCGATGTGTATTGGGCGCTCGTGCCTGGCGGACGCACGTACAAGCTTCCACTGTCGATGAGCATCGACGATTTCACCAAACTGTCGAACACGTCCGACGATACGGAGAGCGTCGAACAGCTCAAACGCATTCTAAGCGCCTTCGCTGGCGACAAACAGGCGAAAGCGCTGAACGGCGAACCGGTGCAGGTGGTGTTCAACCTCCTGTCCGACTACGGCGACGCGGTAGTGCGCGCGCAGGGAGCCTCACTGGGAAAATCCAATGGTTCGCCCGCCAGCTCGCCGACCACGGGAGCGTGATCCGAGCCGATTTCACGGCACGTGGCTGGAGCCTGCAAACCGACCTTGGCGGCAGGCTCCGCTACGGCGACGCGATAGCGCTGCTCGAACAGCTCATTGGAGACCCGTCAACCTACACAGGCGCGGAGCTCAACGGCCTGGACTATCCGGCCCGTTGGGGCGAGATGCTGGTCATCTACGCGCTGGGCGGCGAAGAGTATCCGAAACCTTTCGATTCGCTTGCGAAACGATTGCGGGCGGACAGGGAGAAGGCCGAGCGTGAGCGGCTGCGCGAACAGACCAAGGGCATGAGCCCGGTATTCCGGACTCTTTACGAAGACTGAATAACTGAATAGTGGAGGTTCCGCATGGCGTTCGGCAGCGAACTTGGTTCCGCGCATATCAGCGTGTTCCCTTCCATGAAGGGTTTCCGCAGCACGGTCAACAAGGAGGTCGGCGCGAGCGGCAAGGCCGCGTCGAAGACCTTCGATTCGAGCATGAACGGCGGCAAAAGCGGCGGACTGTTCGGACGCGCGTTCAAAAACGGGTTCAAACAGTCGGCGAACGCGTTCGGCGCGGACGTGCTGAAATCCTATGAGCGTGACGTGGCGAAATCCACGGCCGCATACCGTCAGTCCATGCTCCAGCAGAAGGCCGCGGCGAATCAGGTGCGTGCCGCCGAGGAAAGCGTCGCCAATGCCGTCGCCAAGCACGGCGAGGGCAGCACGCAGGCCGAGGCCGCGACCATCAGACTCGAACAGGCGCGGCTGAAGCTGTCCACCATGACCGACCGGGCGACGCAGGCCGAGAACCGGTTGAAGGATGCGCAGAAGGCGCTCAAGGACGCGCAGGACAATCTCGCTTCCAGCAGTGGTTCGCTTGGATCGGCGTTCAAGAATCTTGGTTCGGCGATAATCCAGCCGGTCTCCGGCGCGTTCGGACGGGTCAAAAACGCGGCAACGTCGGCGTTCTCCGGCATCGCCACGAAAGCCCGCGACGGCATGAGCGCTGCCGGCGCTGCCATGCAATCCACCGCGTCACGTCTTACCGCGCCATTGTCTGCGAAGTTCTCCGCGATGAGCTCGGCCATCGCGGCAAGGATCCCAGCGCCTTTCAAAAACGTCAGCAATGCCATCGGCGGCTATCTCGGCAACGTCGGCGGCGCGGTCGGCGGCGTGCTTTCGCAGATTCCCGGAGCCGCCGGCAGTGTCGCGTCTGCGATAGGCTCCAAGCTCAAAAGCGGAGCCGACACCGCATGGAATGCGATCAGCTCCATGTCTGGCAAGGCCGTCGGCGCGTTGAAGGGTGTTGCCACTGTCGGACTTGCAGGCGTTGGCACCGCCGTCGCGGCTTTGGCAGGCGTCGGCAAGAGCGCTCTCGACGCATACGCGACATACGAGCAGGCCGTCGGCGGCGTGGACACGCTGTTCAAGGACGCTTCGGGCACCGTGCAGAAATACGCGGCGGAAGCGTACCGGACAGCCGGAGTGAGCGCCAACGAGTACATGACGCAGGTCACGAGCTTTTCCGCCTCGCTGATCAGCTCGCTCGGCGGCGACACTGCGAAGGCCGCGGAACTCGGCAACACCGCCATGGTCGACATGTCGGACAACGCCAACAAGATGGGCACCGACATCGAGTCCATCCAGCAGACCTACCAGTCTCTGGCGCGCGGCAACTACGCCATGCTCGACAATCTGAAGCTCGGCTACGGCGGAACGAAATCCGAGATGGAGCGTCTGATCCAGGACGCGAACAAGGTCAAGCAGGCGAACGGGGAGATGGGCGACCTGTCCATCGACAAGTTCTCCGACGTGGTGCAGGCGATCCACATCATGCAGGAGCAGATGGGCATCAGCGGCACCACCGCCAAGGAGGCCGCGACAACCATCGAGGGCTCTGTCGGCATGATGAAGGCCGCATGGCAGAACTGGCTGGCGGAGCTCGGCAAGGACAATGCCGACATCAACGGATTGACCAAGCAGCTGGTAGATTCGGTCGGCACGGTCATCGAGAACGTGGGTCCGCGCATCGCGCAGATCATCACCGGCATCACCGCCGCACTGCCACAACTGTTCTCCTCATTGGGCAGCACGCTGCCGGCACTGGTCATGCAGATTCTTCCGCCAGTGCTCGGAGCGTTGGGACAGCTCGGCACGATGCTGCTGACCAGCGCGATGACATGGATCTCGACGAGCCTGCCCCAGCTGCTCGCCCAGTTCCAATTGTGGGTCACGTCGACCCTGCCGTCGTTTTTGCAAACCGGATTGACGATGGTCACGAACCTCTTGCAGGGCATCGTGCAGGCATTGCCTCAGATCGCGTCCACGGCGGTGACCGTGCTGACGACGCTGCTGGATGGATTGTCGGCCCAGTTGCCGCAGCTCATCCCTATCGGCATCAACGCCGTCCTTAACCTCGTGCAAGGCATCCTCAACAACCTGCCGCAGATCATCGACAGCGGTTTGAAGCTTATCCTCGGACTGGCGCAGGGCCTCATCAACGCCATGCCGGACTTGGTAGGCAAGGCTCCGATCCTTATCGGACAACTGGTCGGTGGCATCATCAATCGTCTCCCGCAGATCCTGCAGGCTGGCGTACAGCTGCTCTTCGCACTGGCCAACGGTTTCATTTCGTCGGTTCCACGGCTTATCGGCGCCATCCCCGGCATGGTCGGCCAGATCATGCGCGGTTTCACATCGGTTAACTGGGGGAGCGTCGGCCTGAATATCATCACGGGTATCGCGACCGGCATCGCAGGCGCGGCAGGCAGACTCGTGACCGCCGCAGTCAACGCGGCCACGAACGCGTTGGATTGGGTGAAACGCAAGCTTGGCATCCATTCTCCGTCACGCGTGTTCCGCGATCAGGTCGGTGAGATGATCGGCGAGGGCATGGCGGTCGGCATCGACGAGAGCGCGTCGAAGGTGAGGAAGGCTGCCGGACGATTGACTGGCATTCTACCTTCGCAGGACGCCTCGTATTCCGTCGGCGTCGCCAACGCCTCGCGTGGCGTTAACGCTGCCTCCTACGGCAATGGGGGGAGCGTGACGAACATCACGCAGACGTTCAACTATCCGGCCATCGCGCCGACGAGCATTTCCACGCAGCAGAAGCTGCAGACAGCGGCCATGCCGCAATGGTAATCGGAAGGAATCCGGATGAAGGTCAGCTATTCTCTCAACGGCCAGCCGCTCGATTCCGAGCGGATGCGCGTGCTTGTAGGCACGACGCACTACACGGCGCTGTCGCCGATCGTGGACACCGTGCAGGTGCCTGGACGGCATGGCGTCATCGTCGGCTCGTCCATTCCGGTGTTGGATGCTCCGGAGCTGACAGTCAAGGTCGCGGCGTGGGGTGCTGATTCCGATTCGCTGATCGCGCGTTTCCGTGCCATGTGCCTGTCTGCCGCGAAGCTCACGCTCGGCAGAACGGAGACAACGGAGAGCGGCTATTCGCGCAGCATGGTCACTCGCGTCGTGTGCACGTCCTGCGAGCCGGACGATGATGAGAGGCCGTCCAGCGACCTGCGTGTCATGACCGCAGTTTTCCAATTGCCGGACGTGTTTTGGCGTGGCGTGCAGTGGCAGGAGGCGACGTTGGCCGCGTCGGGCGGCAGGCTGCTGCCGGGCGGGGTCTCCAAGCCGAGTAGCAAGGGGTATTGGACGCGCTGGCAGGGATTGCCTAACGCCAGTCCTTCCGAGCTTTTCGACATCATGCCGGACGGCTGGCTGTCCAATGCGCCAATCGGCATACTGGTCTTGCGTTTCGGCGCAGTCACTGGTGTGACCATCAGTGACCCGGTGAGTGGCACGAATCTGCTGTGGGGCGGCAAACGTGACGCCTCGCGTCCTTATCTTTTCGTCGATGTGGCTAATCGCAAGGCGTGGACGGCGGCCAATGCCGACGCATGGTCCGGTGGTACGGATGCGTCGAATGGCATCGACTGGACCACGGATCCATTGCAAGTGTGGCCCGCGATCGATTCTGGCGATTATCGCCTCGCAATCAAACAGACCGGCAGCGCCGACAAGGTGGTCTGCCGGTTTTTGCAATCCTGGGAGTGATTCATGGCAAAGACTTTGCACGCGCGTCTCGTGGCCTATCGTCCATTCGGTGACCGACTCGGTGTGCTGGCCGAGCCGGTGAGCTTCAGCGCGTCCATGCTCCACAATGATGATGGCGCAATCAGCATCGAATACTCGCTGCTGTCCGGTGACGCTCAGGCTTTCGACCGCGAGCTTACGGACGGCCTCGAAGTGGCAGTGGAAGTCTCGGACGGTAGTGGCTTCAGGGAGCCGGATAATGCGCGATTCGTCATCACGGGCCGCTCCGGTAAGACGGATGACCGCACCAAGACCGTCACCTACAGTGGCCAGTCGATTGGCTGGCTGCTGTCAAAGGCGGAAAACAATGATTCCTCGCACCTCATCGCCGATGGCGATAACAAGGGTAAAAGGCCATTTTATTCGTCCAATCCGGGCACGATTCTCAAGACCCTGCTTGACGAAAACCGGGCGCGTGGTGGCGTGGCCACTGGTCTGACCTTGGGCTTCGGCACCGCCAAGGACGCAGGCGGCGCGGCATGGGCGAAAAAGTACACGCTCTATTATTCTCTTGGCACGGATCTGCAGACCATCCTGAGTGCTCTCGTCAATGGTGGCGGCTGCGACTGGCGCACGTCCGGCAGGACGCTCAAGCTGTGGAATGCCGACAGCACCGCCTTGAGCCGCGACCTGAGCAAGAGTATTGTGCTGCAGCTTGCGCGTGACATCAGCGAAGCACCCTTCGAGGAGTCCATCGCTGACCTCGCGTCCACCATCCTCGTCGAGGGAGACAATAACCTGCTCTTCCGCATGGATAATCCGGCCGCGCCGACTCCGTGGGGCAAGTGGGAAAGCTACAGCAGCCAGGGCGGCGTGTCAGATAAGGACACCGCCCAGGCATTCATGCAGAGCACTTTGGATGACGCGGCGCGAGTGCGTGGCCAGTACACGCGCGATCTGGTGACCGCGAATGTGGATAATCTGCCGCTCATTGACTATCACGCCGGTGACTGGATTACCGCCCCTACCGTGGCTCACGGCGAGAAGGTGCGCGTGCAGGAAATCGACCTGAGCATGCGCCAGAACGAGGGCCTATCCTGCTCAATCGCTCTGAATGATATTAAGTATGACGCTTCGGTGCGTCAGGCGAAGAAAATCAAGGGCATCACCGGTGGCGCGGCATTGGCCGGCAGTGAGAGCGGAACCACTGTCTCCACTGACCATGATCATCGCGTGCCGAAGGCGCCGCAGGGTCTGGTCGTGCAGACCGACGCCTACATTGGCTCGGACGGTTTCGCACACGGCTTGGCCACCGCCATGTGGTCTGCTGTGACCGAAGCCACGAATAACACGGCCATCGAAATCAGCAATTACGCCATCGAGTGGCGCAAGCATGTGGATGGTGCGCCGTGGCATTCGGCGGGCACGACCGATAAGACGCAGCTCGGCTTCGGCGGTCTTGACTGTGGCACACAAATCGAGGTGCGCGTCAGGGCTGTGCCGACGTATTCGGACAAGCTTGGCGAATGGTCGAGCATCGTCGTGGCCACCGTCGAATCCGATACGACGCCGTGCTCAGTGCCCTCCAAGCCGACAGTCTCATCCAAGCTAGGCGTGGTGACCGTCCACTGGGACGGCAAGACATCCACTGGCGCGTCGATGGAATCGGATTTCGACCATATCGAGGTGTGCGAGGGCGTCAATGCCGCTGGAATGCAGGTCATCAGCGCCAATCAGTCGGGGCAGGGCGCTTACGTCGTCACCGGTTTGACGGCTGGCTCACAGCACTCTTATGCGCTGCGCTCCGTGGACCATGCTGGCAATAAGTCTGACTGGTCTGCGATTGCCACTGTGACCGTGGCTTCCGCCGTCTCGCCTGATGAGGTCAAGCAGATTCAAAAGGATTTGGCTGACAATCAGACGGCGTTGAAGGACAATGCGGCGAAGCTGACGCAGGCGCAGAAGGACATCCAAGCCAACAAGTCTAATCTCGACGCGGCGAATCAGACGCTCGCTCAAGCCAAGACCGACCTGACGCAGGCCCGGAAGGATATCGCGCAGACCAAGAGCGACCTGACCACCGCGAATGGCGAGATCAGCAAGGCGAAGGAGTCGGCGGCTCAAGCGTATGCCGAAGCCCACTCAAAGAATCACACTTTCCGTGGGCCTGACGAGCCGAAGGACAATCTGATCGTCGGCGACCTGTGGCTCAAGACGCAGAAATATTGGACGAGGTGGAAAGGCGAGAAAAACAACAGCCCGAGCCTCTTGGCCGACTTCTACACCTACTGGCAGGGCGAAGCCAATAATTCTCCTTCCGCGCTCGTGCCGCTGTCGGATCGCGTGATTGAGACGCTTGTCTGGGATGGCTCCGCGTGGAACCACATGGGCTATGCCGACGTGGAGCGCAATGCCGACGAAATCGCTCAGGCGAAGTCCGACATCGCGGATAACGCCGCGAAGACCACCGACGCCAAGAAGACCGCCGAGAATGCCGCTGCCGCCGCCAAGAACGCTCAAGGCACAGCTGACACGGCCAATGGTGCGGCGAAGACCGCGCAGGATACCGCCAATGCGGCTACCGCTGCCGCCAAGAGCGCGACCGCGACCGCAGGTCAGGCGAAGAGCGCCGCCGACGCCGCGCAGACCGCCGCCGAGAGCGCGAAGAAGACCGCTGGCAATGCCGAGACACTGGCGAACACGGCCAATGCTTCGGCCAATGCCGCCAAATCGGACGCTTCCACCGCGAAGACCGATGCGGCCAACGCCAAGGCCACCGCCTCGAATGCGTCGAGTGTGGCCACGCAGGCGAAAGCCACCGCCGACAGTGCGGCACAGTCCGCCACGGACGCGGCCAATGCCGCGAGGAAGGCGAATACGGCTGCTGCCGCCGCCGCTGGCGTGGCTAACGGCAAGGCCGACGTGCTCATCCAGTCCACTGCGCCGGACGCTTCGATGCGCAAGCCGACTACCTTGTGGATCGACACCACCGGTGGCGCTAACACGCCGAAACGGTGGAACGGCAGCACATGGGTGGCGGTGACGGACAAGGCGGCCACCGATGCCGCCAACGCCGCTGTCAAGGCACATGCTGCCGCGCAGACGGCGCAATCAACGGCTGACAAGGCTCAGACCACAGCCGCCAACGCCGCCGCGCAGGCGAATCAGGCGCAGGCCGCCGCGAAGAAGGCGCAGACCACTGCTGACGGAAAGAATCTCATCTACCGTGGCCCGGACGAACCGAATCATGATGGTTTGAAGCCGGGTGACATGTGGTGGCGCACGCAGAAGTATTGGACGAGGTGGAAAGGCGAGAAAAACAACTCACCGAGCCTCTTGGCCGACTTCTACACCTACTGGCAGGGCGCTCCGAACAACAGTCCGAGCGTCTTGGTGCCCTTGTCCGATCGTGTGGTGGAAGTCCTGACGTGGGACGGTACGAGATTCGAGCCATTCGACCTCGTGGCGAACAACATCCTCGCTGCTGGCACGGTGGCCGCGAAGCATCTCGCCGTGGATTCCGTGACCGCCGAAAAGGTCAAGGCCAATGTCATCACGGCGGACAAGCTGGCGGCAAACTCGGTCACGACCGAGAAGCTGGTTTCCGATGCGGTGACCGCTGGCAAATTGGCGGCTGATTCGGTGCAGGCGCGGAATATCGTCGCACTGGCCATCACGTCCGACAAGATTGCAGCCAATTCCGTGACCACGGGCAAGCTGAAGGTCACGGAGGATATGACCGTGGCGCTGCTCACCGTCCACAAGATTCAGGCCGGAGAGATTGCGGCTAATGCCGTGACCACTGCTGCCTTGGCGGCTGGCGCGGTGGACGCGGATAAATTGGCTGCTAATTCGGTCAATGCGTCCAAGATTGTCACTGGTGCCATCACCGCCGACAAGCTCGCGGCAAACAGTGTGACGGCCGTCAAGATCGCGGCTGGCACCATCACGTCCGACAAGGTGGCGGCAGGCCAGTTCAAAGGCTACGTCTTTACAGGCGCCGTCTTCCAAAGCTCCGAGGCCGAGAACACCGGCATGAAGCTCAACGGCACCGCATTGCAAATGTGGGACAGCAACCACAATCGCACCGTCTATCTTGACGGCGAAGGCAAGTCGAATCTGCTGACTGGCACGTTCCAAACCCGCACGAGCGGGCACAGGGTGCGCATCAGCCCGGATTATCAGACCTACATCATCGGCGGATCTGAGACTTTCACCGGTGATGGCATCGAATTCCCCGCTTACAACGGGTCCACCGCCTACTTTTCGCATCCGGCCATCGCTTCTGTCATCCAGTCGAATCAGGTCGGCGCGATGGGCGAACTGGACTTGTGGAGCGGACACGTGAGCAAGAACGACCCTGCCGCGTTCATGTCTCTCAGATCGAAGCCGCGCAAGAAAGGCGGTACCGGCAGCGGCGGCGTCACATCCAGAGTGCATGCCGTGGCGAACACGGATTACGACGAGGCGGACGAGAGCAAGAAAAGCAGCGCTTTCCTCACTCTGTCCGGCGATAGCGCGAACGGTTCGGAGTGCTGGCTCGAAGCGCAAGACGCGAACGGCGAGGTCGGAGTCGGCGCGAACATCGGCACCGGATACGTGTATCTCGGCGGCTATCTTGGCGGCATCGCGAACCGTTTTACGTTCCATGCCCAGGCTGCGTGGAAGGCGTGGTATCCGAATCCCGGCTCGAAGATTGCGACCGGCGCTTCCATGCAAGTCGATTGCACGTTCAGCCCGACGAAATACGGCCACTATTACGTCGTCGCGAACGCGGATTCACAATGGGCGGGCATCATCGCGCACCCGATGAACACGGGCGGCCAGAGCGGCTTCACATTGAAGCTGTATAACGCCGACCAGCCTTGCCCGGTGGATGTTTACGCGGAATTCCTGGCTTATTTGGTCAAGTGATTGGAGGAAATCTTGTCTGCGACTTTCGAAACGGATGAGAACAGTGGGCTTTGCATTATCCGCTGCAATCCGCCCATAAACGGGTCGGACAGTTTCGTGTTCACGATCGACGTGCTCGTCTCGTGGAAGGCGCTGCTCGGCCTTGCTTCGACCCGTGAAGCGATCGCCGCAATCATGCAGGGCAAGGAGGACACGAGCCGGTACGACCCGAAAACGGGGCGCGGCGTATGGACAGGCGCGTATGAGGCGCTTGAATCGGCGCTGAATGATTCCGCCACCGGCGTGAGCATGCTTGCGGCTGATGGGGAAGTGTTGAATGACCCGCTTACCGCCGCGCGGAATAAGGCGCGTGAGGGCATGAACCTGCCGGTCATGTCGAATGAGACGGACGCGAATCTCATTGCCACACTGGCGGCTGATGACTCCGATGAGGAGCCGTCGAGTGGCATTGACGTGACCGTGACCAAGGACATTGAGGGATTGGACGATTTCCTCAATGACGAGTCCAGTCAATCAAATCTGGACGAGTGCGAGGAGAGATTTTACCAATCCCTCATGCCACGACCTCAAAACAACCAACAATAAGGAGATTGATTATGGCCGATGTGACCACTGAGACCACTACCGATACCACGCCTGCCGAGCTGTCTGGCGTGCTTGATTTGCGTCCGCCGAAGGAGTCGGTGCGAGCGGAATTGTGCCGTTTGGGATTGGAGTTTTCCAGCGCTGACGGCACCGCCGAATCGTGGCGCGACTACCAGCGTGGCGTGCTCGCCACGTTCGACGATTCCGGCACGTCCGTCACGTTGACGGACGTGAAGACGAATCTCGGCCGCACCCTCACCTTGGACGAATTGAAGGCGGTTACTCGTATCGACACGATGACCGCCGCCGACTAATCCAGCATTCCAATTTTTTCAACCCCTGCAATCCACGCGGATTGCGGGGGTTTCGTATTTAAGGAGACATTTTGACTCAGATTCCAGCCGACGCGAACGACGTCATCGACACGCTTTCCGCGCAAATCGGCACTCTCAACAAGCAAATCGCAATCCTGACCAGTCAGCTCAACGCGGCCATGAAATTGATTCCCGCCGACGTGCTCGAAAGCGTGAAGGGAGACGAGAATGCAGAGGATTAACCTGTGGCTGAACCCAAAGTTCGACCCCACCGGCTTCCATGTCGTCAAAAAGGGCGGCGACATATCGAAGTACATGACCGGTGGCACGCTGGCCAACACCAGAGGCGAATACATCGACCTGCCTTTCGCGTGCGAGGTCGGCGTGGAATACGTGTGCACGTTCAGGATCGTCAGCAACGATACGACGAATAAAAGCATCGGCATCTTTTCCGGCGGCACGAGCGAACACCCAAGTGCCCAGACGGTCGGGAAACATACGATCCGCTTCACCCCGACCGCCAATGACACGCGCCTGGCCGTCCCCTCCGGTATGGCCATCAGCGAATTGAGCGTGGAAGCCGCCGACACGTATGACGCGGCGCTCGGGGGGGGGCTTCCGGGCTTCTTCACGGGCGACACGATGCCACGCGATTAAGGCGATTCGTCGGGCGGGTGATGTCCGATGATGGTCACGAACCTATGCACGAGCCCATCCTCGACCATCACCCTGAAAGCCGACAAGTGGGTGAATATCACGACCCTTCCGAGCGTGAATGGGGCGACATATCAGATCAGCGTCGAGGTGAACGTCACAGGCGGCACTATCTCGATAATCGGAGCGGATGGCGACATCAACGCAAGACAACGTGTCAGCTACAAGATGCTCATCAACAATTCCCATCCGATATCAATGAGTTATCACGTCAAGTCAGGCAGTCCGACCGTCACAGTGACGAACATGCTCATCTGCACGTGGGACGAATACCAGGCGAACAAGACCCTGCTCGACAGCATCGGATATTTCACCGGGGACACGATGCCGCTCGCCTAACCCTTACGGGGGTGATGGCATGAGTTTCATCGTGAATTCCTGCGTCATGCCGAAAGACGGTGTGAGCGTCAAGACGACGAACACGACACCATCGGACATCACGTTCACGGGGTTGACGGCGGGCGTGAAATACCATGTGAGCGTCGTCTGTTACATGCTGTCCACGAGTGGCGACAATCCGCGCTTGCGTCTCACCACCAATGGCAGTGATAGTGGGCTGGTCAGTTCGAATGGTCGCGTGGATTACGTCTTCACCGCCGCCAGCACCACTCACGGCATTCTCGTCGGGCTGAACAATTGCACGGTCAATCTGAGCAAGGGCTTGTGCGTGCCTCAAGACCAGTGGCAGCAGCTCGTCTCGTTGGGATTGCCGGGCAATTATTTCGATGGCGACACCATGCCAAAAGATTAAACGATTTCAAGGAGATGTGATGTGTTTCAAACGTTTCTAGCAGGGTTTGGTGGTGTGGGCGGCGCGTGCGCGGTAATCACACTATGTCTCAAAATCTGGCCGGGGGCGCTCGAATCATTGGCTACTGGTCTTTATGCCCACGTCAATCCTGAGCGCTTGCCGTATAACAGTGTGCTTTCCCAGCATTTCGCCAAAACCCGCCAATTAGGCGAGCGGACGGAACGCTTTGACGAGCGCATGGACGAACTCTGCCGCGACACCATAAAAAACACGCTGATTTCCCTGATCTACGGCGACCAAAGCCACGACCACAGTGAGGCCGTCCGATACGAGCTGGCTAAGCTCGAAAAACTCGACGCGCAATGCTGGATAGTCAACGCCGCCGAAAAATACTTGGAGGAACGGCAATGACACACCTCGCCATCGCGGGAGGAGCCTACCTGATTCTCCTCGCGCTCATTCTCATTTTTAATCACGGCGCTCACATGCGCTGACACCGATTTTCAGGGCCATCACTTCAGTGGTGGCCCTTTCGTTTGCCTCGAAAGAGGCGGAAAGGAGGCGGTCGTGATCGATGTGACCATGACGCCGGAAATGACACCGCAGGGCGATTCGATGCCGCCCGAAACCATTCAAGTCGTGTCCGAGGAGGACGCGGCCAAGGCCGTCGAAGGATTGGAGGACTGACATGGCAAGCGTAAGCACTTTCATCAATCGCATGCGCTACTGGTGCGCAGTCGCCAATCTCGGCTACAGCCAGTCCGACCGTTGGAATTTCAACGCTTCGGCGGGTAATTGCGACTGCTCCAGTCTGGTGATCCACTGCCTGCGTGAGGCGGGCTTCGACACCGGCACGGCCACCTACACCGGCAATCTGAGCGGCAATCTGACCCGTCGCGGCTGGACCCGTCTGCCCGCGAACGGCAGTCCGCAGCCGGGCGACATCCTGCTCAACGACGTGCACCACGTGGCCGTCTATCTTGGCGGCGGCAAGCTCGCGCAGGCGTCCATCAGCGAGCGTGGCACCGCGTATGGCAGGGCTGGTGACCAGACTGGCCGCGAAACCAACATCCGCGCCTACTACAACTATCCGTGGAATTGCTATCTGCGATACCAGGGCGCCCAGTCTTCCGCTCCAGCCGCAAATTCCGGTGCCATCGCAGTGGATGGCAATGTCGGCCCGGCCACGGTGCGCCGTTGGCAGCAGGTGATGGGTACTTCGGTGGATGGCGTCATCAGCGGCCAGCAGGTGCCTGACGGCAGGACTTACGCGCGTCCGGCAATCGATTCGAGCGTGGTTCGCTACGGTGCTGGCGGCAGTGATCTGATCCGCGCCGTGCAGCGTCGCCTGGGCTGTGGTGTTGATGGTCTGCTTGGCCCTGCCACCATTCGCGCCATCCAAGCGCACTACGGCTTGGCGCAGGACGCATCATTCGGTCCTGGTACGGCTCGGGCCTTGCAGACGGCACTCAATCAAAACCGATTCTAAGGGGGGTTTAATATGGCTCAACATGCAGCGCCAACGACTTTGGAAACCACCGTCAACAACCTGACCAACGAGTGCGAGGATGGTCAGGACAACCAGCCGCCGACGGCTTACACGCCCGTCTTTTCCAAGGGCGTGCGCACCGTGGTCTACGTTGCCGGTCTCATCGCTTCATGCGTCGGCTTGGGTTTCATGACCTTCGGCGACGCTGCGGTCGGAGGCTACATTTCGACTGTGGCCGGCTTCATCGCCAGCGGTCTCGGCGTGGCCTACAATCCGCTGCGCCGTGATTGATTTTTCTGGCGTGAGACTCAAACTCGGGTGTGGAAAAATTTGCGGCACTGTAGTGTCCGTGGAATTTTTTACACCCGTTTTTTAACATTTGCCCCTTCTCCATCATGGAGGAGGGGCTTTATTTTTAGGACTTTCAAAATGGGCATCAGACAGCAGACGATTGACGATTACGGTGCGTTCGTGGAGAAATTCAAACCGAAGAAGACCACGGATGACTGCTATACCCCCCCGCAGTGTATGAGGCGATAAAGGACTGGGCATGCCGTGAGTATGGCATCGAACCCAGCAAGGTGGTGCGACCATTCTATCCGGGCGGCGACTACGAGAGTTTCGACTATTCGGACGGCAAGGTGGTGGTGGATAATCCGCCGTTCTCGATTCTGTCGAAGATATGCACGTTCTATCGTGACCGTGGTATTCCGTTCTTCCTGTTCGCGCCGAACCTCACGATTTTCAACAGCACGTCGCGCAACGGCGCGCATATGCTGGTCACTGATTGCGCGATCGAATACGCCAACGGCGCCATCGTCAACACCAGCTTCGTGACGAGTTTCGGCGATGATCTGATCCGCACCGCACCGGATCTGACGAAGCTGGTCAACGATACGGCGAAACGAGTCAGGCGCGAAAGCAGGAAACATCTGCCGAAGTATGCGTATCCGCCGGAATTGTTGACCGTCACACGACTGAATAAGGTCGGCAAGGCTGGCGTGGATTTTCGCGTCAAGGCTTCGGACGTGGCATTCACGCCTAGGCTCGCTTCGCAGAAGGCCGTGAAGAAGTCCATCTTCGGCGGCGGCTATCTGATGAGCGAACTGAAGGCTGCGGAACTGAAGGCTGCGGAACTGAAGGCTGCGGAACTGAAGGCTGCGGAACTGAAGGCTGCGGAGGATGTGACCGTATGGCCTCTCAACGATAAAGAAAAACAGATCATCGGAAAACTCGGTTAAACATTGCCCCTCTCTCAGCATGATGCTGGGGGAGGGGCGTTTTCTTGTTATTCGGCGTGTTTGCGCGGACGTCCGCCGCCGACGCCTCGGCCAGGGCGGCTGGCGTTCCATTGGTCGATGGTCTCTGGCAGCCAGCCGCGCGTGCGGCCTATTAGGGCGTCCGGTTGGGGGAGCTTGTAGGCGCTGACGGCGGCTGTGCTGATGCCGAGGCGCTTGGACACGTCGGTGACGCTCAGGTATTCGATGGTCATGTCAGTCCTTCCTTCCGGCGATGAGCGCGAATACGGCGCTGACGACGGCGCATCCGGCGGTGAGCGCGAACGGCCAGCCGAACCATGCGCTGGCGGCGGTTCCGAGCGCGAACACCGCGCTGACTATCGATTCCGTTCTCATGATGTTCCATGGCATAATCGGAGATATGGGGTTCCGGCCCCTAGGTCTGGCCGGAACCCTTGCTCACTTCCTCTTCTTCGGTTTCCGTCTCATCTCCTTGATGAGTCCGGTCACTGCTTTGATGAGGGCCGCGATGCTTGCGACGAGAAGCGAGATGCTGGTGATTATCTCCGATGGTGTCATGTTCACCTCCTTTCCTTGATATAAACTATATTAGCATAGTAAATAAAGTATTGCAAGCCGAAACACAAAAAACAGAGAAAAAATCAACGGATTGATAGACTTGATGCCACGCAAACGAAGGGGCGAGCATGGCCTACACAATCCGCCAATACACGACAAAATCCGGCAAACGCTACGAGGTGCGCTACCGCAAGCCCGACGGGTCGTCCACCGGAAGGCGTGGCTTCAAGCGCAAGATGGACGCCGATGCGTGGGGAGCGGCCAATGTGACCACCGCGAAAAGCGTCGGAGCCTACATCGACCCACAGGCCGGGCGCAGGCTCGTGGAGGACTTCTGGGAGCCGTGGCTGGCCGCCAAGAAGACCAAGGCGAAGCCAAGCTACATCAAGTCGCTGGAAGACGCTTGGCGCGTGCATGTGGAGCCGCAGTGGGGCATGAGGGAGATGCAGTCAATCACGCGCGACGAAGTGCAGCGGTGGGTCACCGATCTGGCCGGACGACGCAGTGCGTCGGTGACGATTCGCGCCGAGAATCTGCTTCGCAGCCTCATGGAGAGGGCAAAGGCCGATCGGTGCATCCACGACAATCCATGCGACGGCATCGAGCTGCCGCGCAAGCAGGTGCGGAAGCATGTCTATCTCTCGGCTGACGAATTGTCGCGTGTGGCGATGCAGTGCGGTTGGCGTGAGCCGATCGTGCTGACCTTGGGCCTGTGCGGAATGAGGTGGGGTGAGCTTGTGGCGCTCCGTGTCGAGGATGTCGATCTGCAACGCTGTCGGCTGCATATATATAGGAGCATCACGCGTCTTTCCAGCAGGCTGGTGGAGACCGACCCGAAAACTCATGATGGACGTTCGGTGATGTTCCCACTGGTGTTGCGTCCACTGCTCGCCAGGCAATGCGAGGGGCGCAGGTCGTCCGATTTCCTTTTCACTGCTCCCGGCGAGCCTTTGGACGAGCCGATGGGAAACGGCTGGAATCCGACGCGAAGCGATGGGTGGTTCGCGGTGGCTCTTCGTCGCGCGGGCGTGGACCGTGGCCACATGACGATTCACGATCTACGCCATACGGCCGCTAGTCTCATGGTGCAGTCCGGCGCTAACGTCAAGACCGTGCAAAGGCAGTTGGGGCACAAGTCGGCCGCCATGACATTGGATGTTTACGCCGATCTCTTCGACGATGATCTGGACGATTTGTCGGAGAGGATGGGCGGTTTGCTTTTTTCGCAGAATGTGGGCAAAATGTGGGCAAAAGCGACGCAAGGTGTCGATGGAACCGTTGAAACGGTTGGTGTCTGAGGCTTTTCGCCGGTGGGTTCGAGTCCCGCTGGAGGCACTTTTGGAAACCGCCAGA